GGCCGAATGAAGTTCGAGCACTGGTCTAAGTTTCTGAATCTGCAGAACGAAAGCCACAAGGCAATCTACGACTACGCCTACGAGAATCGCAAGCACGATCATCTCATTGTGCTGAAGAATTCTGACACTGGAGCGCTGCGAGCTATTCGCCGTCCAGCATCTACCGAATAAAGTCCAGTCACGCTGGAGTATAGATAGTTTGCCTCGGAAAAAAGAGGCCGGCAGGTTTTCCGGTTTACTTTTTTTCACCAATGGGTTACAGTAGTATTTCACTCTAACTATGATTTTCGAAGAACAGATCTCGCGCAAGCCAGATCATTATCCCTGGACTGAAGAGTTTATCACCGCCATGCATAATGGCTTCTGGACTGACAAAGAGTTCAATTTCCAGAGTGACATTCAGGACTTCAAAACCGAACTGACTGATCAGGAACGCGAGATCATCACGCGCTGCTTGTCCGCTATCGGCCAGATCGAGGTAGCAGTCAAGACATTCTGGGCCAAGCTGGGCGAAAACCTGCCACACCCGTCGCTCACCGATCTGGGCTATGTGATGGCTAATGTGGAGGTCATTCACAACAATGCATACGAGCGTCTGCTGCGTGTGCTTGAGATGGAGCACCTGTTCGAGGAAAACTTGAAGCTGGACATCATTCAGGGTCGCGTCGGATACCTCAGAAAGTATCTCAAGAAGCATTACAAGGATGCGCGTAAGCAGTACGTCTATAGTCTGATTCTGTTCACTCTATACGTCGAGAATGTCTCGCTGTTCAGTCAGTTCTATGTCATCAACTGGTTCAATCGCCACCGCAATGTTCTGAAAGATACAGCTCAGCAGGTCGCATACACCTCCAAGGAAGAACTGATTCACGCGCTAGTGGGTATCAAGCTCGTCAACGTGATCCGCGAGGAACATCCTGAGCTGTTCGATGAAGAACTCGTTGAGCGCATTCGCCACGAGTGCGAGGAAGCTTACAAGGCAGAAGCTAAGATCATCGACTGGGCAGTGAATGGCTACAAGCAGGATGGCCTGAATGCTGAGTTGCTCAAGGAGTTCATCAAGAATCGACTGAACGACTCACTGATTCAGATCGGTATCAAGCCGGTATTCGAGGTTGATCAGAAACTCCTTGAAAAGACTACCTGGTTCGATGAAGATGTGCTGGGCAATAATGCTACCGATTTCTTCTATCGTAGGCCGGTGGAATACTCAAAGAAGGCACAATGCTTCGATTCCTCCACATTGTTTTGATCTATGCCGAACTACTTACTTAAACTAATTGGATATAAGCACAACTATGGCGGCAGAGACCGCTCATATAGATTTTCTTGGGGCGAGATTGCTTTGTGGACAAAAGACATTTCATTTAGATGGAATGGTCCGCATTATTGTTATGAATCTAAACTGATTGTCGATTTATATTTCATTGCTTTCTATATTCGCACTCCGTCATTTGGAGTAGAAGCCGCACAAAGTTCAAGAGAAGAACGCAACTATGGCTTTTATCTTTATCCCAACCTCAACAAGTTGGAATCAGTGGTGCTTCAATTCTACAACAAATCGCGGCATATTGAAATGCCTTGGACATACAAGTGGAAACGCACTGAACTACTTGATTGGGATATGAACACTGTTTGTAAAGAAGAAGCAGGAAAGCGAGATTGGGATAAATGGTGTAGTGAAAGTCGAGCTTGGGTAGCAATCAATGCCAAGACATACGACTATACATATATTCTAAAGAATGGCACTGTGCAAAATCGCAAGGCTACTTGTCATATTGAACGTAGAACTTGGAGTGTAAGATGGGCTCCTTGGCTGAAGAAAGTTAGCACTACATTGGATGTAAATTTTAACGATGAAGTAGGTGAAAGAAGTGGAACTTGGAAAGGTGGAACGATTGGCTGCTCTTATGAAATGCTGCCAAATGAAACACCTGAGCAAACACTTCGCAGAATGGAAAAAGAAAGAAAGTTTTAATCTTGGATTCAAATATGAACGACCGTTACTATTGGCTAAACGAGGATTCTCGTCTCTTCTTGGAGCGCGGATACCTTCAACCTAATCAGACACCAGAGCAACGTGTCCGCCAGATCGCAGATGCAGCAGAAGCTATTCTGCGCATCGATGGCTTTGCAAACAAGTTTGAGGATTACATGGCCAAAGGCTGGTACTCGCTGTCCAGCCCGATCTGGGCCAACTTTGGCATTCAGCGTGGCCTGCCGATCTCGTGCTTTGGCTCATATGTCTGTGACAAGCTTGAGTGCATTCTTGAGAAGACAGCAGAGGCTGGAATGATGACGAAGATGGGCGGCGGAACATCTGCGTATTTCGGTGCTCTGCGTGCTCGCGGATCGGAAATATCCACTGGCGGCAAATCATCTGGTCCGGTACACTTCATGGAAATGTATGAGACTGTGACGAATGTGGTCTCGCAGTCCAATGTCCGCCGTGGTTCTTTTGCGGCATATCTGCCAATCGAGCATCCTGACATTCTCGAATTCCTGCAGATTCGCAGTGAGGGGCATCCGATTCAGAACCTTTCTATTGGTGTGACTGTTACTGACGAATGGATGAAGTCGATGATCGGTGGAGATGAGAACAAGCGCAAGATCTGGGGCAAGGTCATTCAGAAGCGCTTTGAGTCTGGCTATCCGTATGTCGTGTTCAGCGATAACGTGAACAACAATGCTCCGCAGGTTTACAAAGACAAGAACAAGAAGATCTACGCATCGAATCTGTGCTCTGAGATCGCTCTGTCTGCCAACGAGGATGAGTCATTCGTCTGCAATCTGAGCTCGATGAATCTGCTGCATTATGAGCAATGGAAGGATACCGATGCTCCAGAGGTGCTGACATACTTCCTAGATGCAGTGATGACAGAGTTCATTCGCAAAGTAGCAGACCTGCCGTTTATGCAGGCGCCATACAAGTTCGCAGTACAGCAGCGTGCTCTCGGAATTGGTGTGCTGGGATGGCATTCGTTCCTGCAGTCCAAGATGATTCCATTCGAGTCATTTGAGGCAAAGATGCTGAACGTGCAAATTCACAAGTTATTGCGCGATAAGACTCAGGCTGCATCACGCAAGATGGCAATTGAGTATGGCGAGCCTGAGTTGCTTAGAGGCTACGGTCTGCGCAACGTGACCACACTTGCTATTGCTCCGACAACATCCTCAAGCTTCATTCTAGGACAGGTATCACCGAGCATCGAGCCTCTCAACAGCAATTACTTCGTGAAGGACCTTTCGAAGGGCAAGTTTACCTACAAGAATCCTTACCTCGAGGCAGTACTTGAAACACACGGCAAGAACGACAAGGCGACATGGCAGACAATCCTGCTGAAGGGTGGATCTGTGCAGCATCTGGAATTTCTGTCTGCTAACGAGAAGGAGGTATTTAAGACATTCGGTGAGATCAGCCAGAAGGAAATCGTCATTCAGGCATCTGCTCGTCAGAAGTTCATCGATCAGTCTCAGTCAATCAATCTGATGGTACATCCCAAGACATCGCCAAAGGATGTCAATCAGCTGCTGATCTTCGCCTGGGAACAAGGCGTGAAGAGTCTTTACTACCAACGTGGCACTAACCCAGCACAAGAGCTAGGACGTAACCTGCTTCAGTGCGTATCCTGCGAGGCCTAACAATGAAGGTTGACAAAGAATGCCCATGCTGCGGCGCTCAATACTCGATTCGCTTCGAGCAGATCATCGCTGATCTGGATCCTGAGATCGACAACGAGACAATTTACGATGACGATAGCGAGCAAGAAATGTATCCAGAGTTCTGCCCGTTCTGCGGATCACACGAGTCGGACGACGGAGAGATAGACGAAGACTAACTGTTACGTATAGATACCACATATCCATATGTGGTATTTTGAGAACGAAGTCTTTGATCCCAAACCAGAAGAACTGGACCCGAAGGTAAACATCGGGTTCGTGTATCTGATCACTAACCTAGTCAATGGAAAGAAGTACATTGGCAAGAAGCTGTTCTTCTCATCTAAGAGCAAGCAAGTAAACGGCAAGAAGAAAAAGACTAAGGTTGAGTCTGACTGGCGCAAGTACTACGGATCGAACGCTGCTATTCAGCAGGATGTCAAGGATCTGGGAACAGCTAACTTTCGCCGTGAGATACTGTATATGTGCAAGTCTAAGTCAGAATGCAATTATCTAGAGGCATATGAGCAGTTCACGCGCCAGGCTATTCTGGACAAGACTTACTACAACGATTGGCTGACTGTCAAGGTAACTAGAAAACATCTGGGCGCACTCCAATTTTGATGTTTACTTTGAGCTCGGTATGGCATAGGATGTATGCCATAAATCGACATTCTTAAACTATGGCTATTATCGTAGACTACTCCGGCGTTGCTATCGCTAACCTTTTTGCAATGAAGATGAACAAGATCGATGAGAATCTAGTTCGTCATATGATTCTAAACTCTCTGCGGATGTATAACGTCAAGTACCGCAAGGAGTATGGCCAGATGATTTTAGCTTGCGATGGCGGCAATACGTGGCGCAAGGAAATCTATCCGCAGTACAAAGCGCAGCGCAAGAAAAACCGTGAGGAATCATCGATTGACTGGAAAGAATTCTTCCGAGTGCTCGGTATGGTCCGCGATGAGATCCGCGAGTATGTTCCGTTCAAGGTCGTGCATCTACAGGGTGTGGAGGCTGATGATGTGATTGCCACGCTAGTTGAACAGACTCAAGGTTTCGGCAAGCACGAACCGGTGATGATCGTTTCTGCTGACAAGGACTTCATTCAGCTGCAGCGTTACAGCAATGTCAAGCAGTTCAGCCCGATGACGAAAGCGCTTGTCAAAGATCCGAATCCGATGCGCTATTTGCAGGAGCACGTGCTGCGCGGTGATTCAGGCGATGGCGTTCCTAACGTTCTGTCGGGCGATGATGTCTTTGTTTCTGGCGGCCGCCAGACTCCGCTGCGTGCTAAGCTGATCGACGAGTGGGTTACGAACTGGAATCAGCTCGATAAAGTGATGACTGGCGAGCAATACCGCAATTTTCAGCGCAATCAACATTTGATCGATCTTTCTGCAATTCCAGCATCCAAGAAAGCTGAGATCATAAATACCTACGCCAACGTGAAGACAGGCAACAACACTCTGAACTATCTTATATCCAGGCGGTGCACTCAGCTTATTGAATGTGCCTCCGAATTCAATTCCTCTACACTATGAGATTCACTAAAATCCACGAGATTCTAGAAAAAGCGCAACAGGCACCCGATGACAAAGAACGTGCTAAGATTTTGGCGGCAAATAACTGTCTGGGTCTACGCGACGTTCTTCGTGCGGCATATGACGACACCATCGTCTTTACTTTGCCTGAAGGAATTCCTCCGTATACTTCCAACGTTTCACAGGAAGGTATCTCGCCCACAAATCTGATTCGCAATACCACGCAGTTCACATACTTCGTGAAGCGCGGTGAAGGCGACAAGATTCCGCAGTTCAAGCGCGAGTCGGTATTTGTGCGCCTGCTGGAAGGAATCGATCCAAAGGATGCAGAGGTCTTGTGCGCAGTAAAAGAAAAGCGCCTACAGGCACAGTACTCAAAGGTCACGAAAGAACTTGTGCAGAAGATCTGGCCGAAGCTCATTCTCAAATGATGGCACGATAACGTGCTCGTTACATCATGGCATTAGCAATAAACCCAACGCTATGATTACAAACCAACTGGAAAGACTCAAGCAAGACTGCATCGAACTAGATTATTTCATTCAGCGACTCCAGAAAGAAGGAAGCGACAAAAGAGTAAAAGCAATCCGACGCAAGCAAGAATATCTGCAAGAGTATATCCAGCAAATGACAATGACAGCGCAGCATCCACAGGCATTAGAAATCTAACCTGTACTTAAGTCTGCTTCTTGATTGAATAGTTTTTGCAATGAATATCTTTATACTTGACGAGTCTCCCGTGCTTGCCGCGCAGTATCAGTGCGACAAGCACGTTGTCAAGATGATCGTCGAATCAGCTCAAATGCTTTCCACTGCTCATCGTATTCTTGATGGCAAGATGAAAGTCATCGAGCGCATCAGCCCGCGTTCCGGCAAGCCACGCAAGCTCAAAGTGTATCAGCTTGACCAGCACGATACCGATCTGTACGGCGTGACTCATCCTGGGCATCCATCGACTATCTGGACGATGGCGACTAATTCTAATTACCTCTGGCATTACCACCACTTCATCGCGCTGTGCGACGAGTACACTCATCGCTACGGCAAGAAGCACAAGACCGATACTAAGCTTCGCGGCATTCTTTACAACTGCCCGCGGAACATTCCGTCCGGTCCGCTGACTAAGTTCGCGCTTGCTATGCAGTCGCAGCCGCAGTGTATAAATCACGATGATCCGATTGGATCATACCGTGCATTCTATCAGACTAAACAAGGCCGCTTCAAGATGAAGTGGACGAACCGCGAGAAGCCCGCATGGTTTGTCTGTTCATAATTCTATGCCTAATTACGATTTTAACTGCGATTCCTGTGGGCATGAGTTCACAGAGAACGTGCCAATTGACAAGCGCGACGATCCTCGCCCGTGCCCGCAGTGTGGAAAGAACAAGACTAAACGAGCAGTATCGGCTGTAAAGGTCTCGTACTCTGGATTCATTGATCCGCTCAAGAGAGCAGGCAGTGGATGGAATGACGTTCTGAAGAAAGTCAAGCGTGGTTCTGGGCGCACTAATACTATTCGTACTCGCTAATAATGGCTAAATCTAAAAAGCAAAAAGCTAAGCAACCACAGGCGCCTCAGTCGATTGTACCCAAGTACGACACGTTGAAGGTGATTGAGCCGCTGACTGCATCACAGAAGAAAGTCTTTGCTGCATTCAAGAAGAACAATCACCTGTGCCTTTCTGGATGTGCTGGTACCGGCAAGACGTTCTTGGCGATGTACCTTGCTCTAGAGGAAATTTTGAAGGGCGAATCGAAGACTGAGAAGATCATCATTGTTCGCTCGATTGTTCCCACACGCGACATTGGATTTCTTCCGGGCGACAGAGCAGAAAAGGAATCGACCTATCTGTATCCGTACATTGCAATCTGCGCAGAGCTGTTTGGCGATTCTCAGGCATGGAACAAGCTTGTAGCTTCTAAGAAGATCGAGTTTCTGACCACATCGTTCGTCCGCGGCATCACGCTGCACGATGCAGTGGTCATTATCGATGAGATGCAGAATCTGACATTCCATGAGCTTGATTCGATCATCACTCGTCTGGGTGAGAACTGCCGACTGGTGATGTGTGGCGACTACTATCAGACTGACTTTGAGAAATCAAAAGACAAAAGCGGGATTCTAGAATTTATGGAGATCATCGACCAGATGAAGTACTTCTATTCGATTGAGTTCGGATGGCAAGACATCGTTCGTTCTGGTTTGGTGCGCGACTACATAATGACAAAGGAAATCGTTCAGAAGGAAAAGACTAAGAAGCAATGAAGCCATTCAAAGGTAATTGGTCCAAGCACGGCCAGTCTGACAAAGAAGCAGATGCTTTTGAGCGCAATGCTCGAAAGAACAAGAAACGTGGTCGCCCTCAGGAAGAAGATCCGTATAAGGACCATCATCGAATCCGACCTGAAGACTTTGATCTAGATGATGACGAAATTCCGACACAATCCGATTGATCTGGGCTACGATACTCTGCTCTGCGAGAACCAGAGCACTGGTCGTACCTATGTCACTCCACAGGGCAATCGTTATCCATCGATTACCTCTGTGCTGGGTATTCTGTCAAAGGATCATATTCGCGCATGGCGGCACCGAGTGGGCGAGGAAGAAGCAAATCGAGTCTCGCGTGTAGCTGCTGGACGCGGCACCTCGGTACAT